GTCTTGTTCTCCAGATCCTGCTGCATGTACTCCATCATCTGCATGGAGTTGCCAATGTCTGGTGCGCCCTGGTCGAGACGGCCAGCCATCCCAGGCTGCTTGACCCTCACGACGCCACCCGGGCGCGAGGTCAGCAGGTCGTCAAGGTTGACCTGCCCTTCCACCGCGAAGTACCGGCCATTGACGGCCAGGTACATGTTGTCGAGCTGAGAACGAAGAATGCTGGTCTTGGTCTTCTGACTTTCCATCGCAAGATCGGCAATGGACAGACCGAAGAACTCATGCGACAGCGGTACTGGCGTGATCGATACGAACGGAATGGCGTCGACCGGCTCGTTGTCGAGCAGTTCGTTGCCTGCCATGGTGACCTTGCGCAGCTCGGCAATGCCGTCGCCGTCGTAGTCACAGCGCATGTAGGCTTCCAGCACCCAGATCAAGTCCTGACTCTTGTCGCCAGCACCGTCATCGCCAGAAGAGGCGTTCTCGTCGTTCCAGCTTAGGCGCTGGATGCGTTCGGAGTTCACCGCAGAATCGGCATCTTGCGAGGTGAGCTGATCTACATTCTTGTAACCCATGGATTTCAGCTCGGAACGCGAGCGCTGCACCCTGTGGGCTACGAAACTGGCTGTTTCGATGTCCTTGGCGTTGCGGGCAATCAGGAACTCTTCAGGCGGCACGTTCTCGATGCAAACCTTTCCATCGGTCTTGGTGCGCTTGCAGACGACGTCGTAGACCAGCTTGGGTGGCTGGGATTCGATCTGCTGGATCTGCTGCATCACTTGAGGAGCGGACTGCGGTTGAGCCTGGGCCTGCTGCATCAGTTGCTCGATCGCCTGCTGACGCTGTTCCTGGTCTTCCTCGTCTACAGACGTGGACTGCTCAGCGACTTCGACCTCGTCGTCTTCCAGCAACTGGGTCAGCTCAACCTCGGAAAGGCCGCGGTATTCCTCGCGCGTCTCTTCGTTGCGAGTGTCCCACCAGACTTTGACGATGCCGTTCTTCTGCAGCAGCGCATCCTTCATCCAGGTGTAAGCGATGCGGTGCCCGCTGTTCTTCTTGTAGAACAGGTAGTTGACGTATTCGGTCGCCTGCTCGGCCTTCTGCTCGTCGCCGGGCTTGGTCGCTTCGAACTCTGCCACCGTGTCGGAGCCCACGAACGTGACCATGAGCTGCGGCAGCATCGATTCAATGGTGTCGCGCACGTCGGTGGAAACGACAGACGACCGCCCTTCCACTTCAGGCGGCGACAAGTCACCGACAGGCATGCCGAGGTAGTAATACATCGACTTCTGCCGAGCATTGCTCAGTTTCGACGACGAATACCCAAGCGACTGGCGCATCTCGGCCCCGACCAGGGCTTTGAGTTCGTCCTGTGTCAGACCCTTCGTCATTTCGTGCCCTTATGCGTTGTTGAGCTTTGGATAATTCAGAGGCAGGGATTCTTTCGGCTCTTCCCAGATGACGCAGGCCAGGCCGAACGCATCAGAGCCATGGCTGGCCCAGTCGTGTTCAGGCCCAAGGCCGATGTCGCGGATGCTGTCCCATTTCTCGTGGTACCAGCCCAGCGCAGCCCTGCCGTCTTCAGTGGTTTCTTCGTGGAATCGGATCTGCGGGAACAGCTCACGGACGCGTTCAACGCGCGCCATTGCTGCACCCTTACCTTGGTTCGGCACAACCGTTACCGAGTACCCAGCGCGCTCAAGGGCCGATTCGTAGGACACGTCGTAGACCTTGTCCTGAGTAGAGCCGTCGTGAGGTAGCCAGAACTGAGCCCGATCAGGCGAGTAGCCCTGAGAGCGGCACCATGCGAGGTGCGCATCGATCGGCTGGCCCACGACTTCGTAGTAGTTGACGGCGCGTATCTCGCGGCCGATGAACTGAACGGCCCAGATGACGAATGCGTCAGCCTTGGCGCCTGTACCGCCGATGTCGCAGATGAGCCTGATGGTCATCAGCGGATCAGCCGGGAAGAAGCCGATGCGGCCCTCTTCCTTAGCCTTGGTCAAATGCTTGACGAAGTAGGCGCCGGCGAGAGCTGTCACGAAGTCACCTTCCCAAATGTGCGGGTATTGCTCAGGACGCTCTTCAAGATCGCGCTGGCGTTCTCGTTCGAGCTTGCCTGGGAACTTTGGGTTGTCGCGCCAGTTGAGCTGAACAACCTTGATCAGGTCGTCCTTGATGGTGCGGAACCGACTCTCGACCGGCGCCTTCTTGCGCTTCGGGTTCCAGGTGATCCAAAGCTCGGCGTTCCAGCCTTCACCCTCTTCACGCAAGGTGGGGATCAGCGTGACCCAGGCATCGTCAGTGACCGGCTCGGCCTCATCAACCCAGCAGATCAGGATGCGACCCTTGGACTTGATGGATGCAATGTTGCGATCAAGGCCGGCGAACGCAAACCAGATGCGCTTGTCGCGACTCCGGATAAACGTCTCGCCGATCTCGTAGTAAGCATTGAGGAATGGCTGGTCCTCGATCGCCCGCTTGCATTCCTCAAAGGATGAGTCAGCCAGTGAGTTCATGAACTGGCGGCCACAGAGCAGAATTCCTGATACGCCCTGCTTGCCGTACATGTAGCCCCGGACTGCGATCATCGTGGCAAAGCTGCGCGTCTTTGCAGAGCCGCGGCCACCATAGGCGCCACGCACGTCAGCAGGCCCCTGGAACACTGGGATCAGCTTCTCAGGGATCTTGAGTTGAGCGACCGCCATTACATCGCGACCAGTTCAATTCTCGTTACGGTGTCGCCCTTGTCACCCTCGCCATTGTCGTCGCCAAGGTTGTAAGCCTGGCGCTCGCCCTTAATGACCTTGAGCTGAGCATCAACACCCGCATTCAGCGAACGGGCGAAGTCCCCGTGCGTTTCCTCATTCACATCCGCTTCAGCTAGGAATGCGCCGAGTTTGTCAGCGATGCTTCGCCATTGAGCCAAGCCTGCGCGGTGAGCAAGGAGAACCTGCGCCACTTTGTCCGAAGCATCATCAATAATCTGTTCATCGGTTCGCGGCGTAGACTGCGAACCATTAGTGCGAACCTCGGTGCGAACTACCTTGGCTTTTGCGGCCGTCCGAACTTGCTCGGTAAGATCGCGGCTCCATCCAAGCTTCTTGGCCTGCTTACGGATTGCGGTGTCGCTGATACCGTATTGCTCGGCTATGGCGCGAACCGAAGGAAACCCAACCCTATAGGCGGCTTCGATCGCCTCCCAGTCAGGCTTGGCTGTCATGTGGGCTTCCTTCAGTTATTCGATCTCGCGGTAGCGAGTGGCGCTCTTGGCTTGCTTGCTGATGACGTCGTGATCGACTTCGAGACCGGACAGATAGGCAAAAGTCTCGACGGCGCGGACGTATAGGCGAAACCACCAGGGCAGGTATGGAGTCACCTTGATGGTCTTGGCCATGTTGTTCACCGTGGTAATCGGTAACGTAATGCCGTTATTCCGTACGAATTCGGCCTTAACAGGAAATATATTGCCGGTTAAGGCGCTATTGAAGCTGTCAGCGCAGGCTGCTGGATTGCTCGGACTACAGCGACGGCTGCACCAGGAAGCCATTTACGGCGGCGAAGACTTCAGGGCTGAATAGCGCCTGGAATGATGGCCACATGTACGCAGCGGTGTTGAGCACTACCAGCACGGCAGCCAACTGAACGCTGTACATCTTCCAAAGCTGTGTCCACTGGGGAATGAGGTTCATGGCGTACTCCGGCTTACTGGTGGGTGATGGTCTTCTTGAGGTCCGTAAGTTCCGTGGCAAGCTCTGCCAGGTCCTTGTCCTTGCGTTTCTCGGCCCATTTGAACCAGGCCCGGACCAATACCCAAGCAGGCAGGCCACAGACGAAGATGATGCCGCCAATGGCAATCAAGCCAATGTCGTCATGGGCCCACACTCCAAGATCGAACCAGCGCACCACGAAGGCTCCGCCGCATATGCTGGAGACCGTGGTGCTGATCATCGCGACAACGAACTCACGGACTGTCTTGGGCAACGTCATCGCCATCACGACAATGGCTGCCAGTACAGCCACGAAACCAAAGGCGCCGAGCTTGTAGAGCGCGATGCCACCCAAAGCGGTAAACGGTCCGGGTTCTGACATGGCTTGCGATCTCATAGGCGCCTCGTTGGTCTCGGCGTTGGGGAATAAAAAGGCGCCACAATGGGCGCCAAGACCGCTTGGGAGCGGTATCAGGGGAAATCAGACGAGGCGGACGATCTCTGAGTTCTTCACAGCTTGAGCCAGCAGGGTCTCTGCTGCGCTGGCGAATTTCTTGGCCAGGTCTTCAAGGCAGCCGCCTTGCAACTGGGCTGCGGTGTCCGCCAGGCAGCGCGACAGCTCAAGCAGCTTTTCGTCGACAGTGATGGTCATTGCTGACTCCATATCGCAGGCATAAAAAAGCCCCGCACTGTGGCGAGGCTTGTTTGGAGCGGTAAAACCGCATACTGGAAAGCAATATACCCCAAAGCGTCCGGACGTCTCAAGCAAGATTTGCACCAAAACACACTACGCTGCAATTTTTTCGTCAAGCGCACCGTCAACCCATTGTTCTGCTGACTTCACCAGCGACTCCGCGCGGGTCTTTGAAATACCCATCAGACGCGCCAGCGTTGCGTAGCTGATGTCGCGCCCGTAGTAATAAATCAGAGCCTTGCCCATGTCCTCGTTACGGTGCCGCAGGCGTGCGGCTATCCCATCAATCAGCATGCAGAGATCATCACTGATGCAGGCCACCGGCGCCGATGAGTGCTGCTCGATGTTGTCGCGAATCAGCGCGAAGTGAGGCGACACGTAGCGTGGGATGCCCGATCCGTAGCGCAGCCAGATACCCCATTGGGTGAGCAGGTAGTGCGTGTCGAGTTGCTTCATGCTGCCACCTCCTTGAGCATCGAAGGATGTACGGTGTGACGGGCTACCTCGCCGTGCTCACGGTGCAGGACGATTGCCTTCATGTTCTGGCGCGATCTCCAGCCGCCGGCGGTGGCATAGCTGTCGTTCGGGGCCAAGGTGTTGAATGACTCGACGGTGCAGCCCGGGTATTCCTTCTTGCTTTCGTGATGGATGTGGCCGGTCCACCAGTAGCGGTGCAGGGTTTCGCCCCAGTCCTTGGCGCGGTCGGTCGCCATGACGCCCGGCAGCTTGTCGGCCTTGCTGGTGTGCCCGTGGTGCATGCCGATGAGGTTCTTGCCCCAGCGGTAGTAGCTGAAGACGCTCGGCGAAGTTTCGACGGTGACACGTGGCTCATTGGCGTACAGGTGAGCGAACAGACGGCTCAGCCAAACGGCGCCGGTTTCGTCATGGTTACCAATGACGTGCACCACATGCACGAACTTGTGCTTGGTCAAGGCTGACTCCACGCACTGGCGCATGGCGAGGATGAGGATGTCTACCATCTTGGCGTAGCGACTGTCTGCGTCCAGGTGGTGGCCACTGCGCGGAGTGATGGCGGCCATGGAATCGTAGTGCGCAGCGTCCCCAAGGTTGACGATGATCGCCGTCTCGGTTGGTGGCGCTGATTCGACCAGTGAAGCCATGGCGGCGCAGTGCACGCGCTCGGCGATGCTCAGGTCCCAGTCCTCTCCACACTCGGCAGCCCAGATGTACTCCCCGAAGTGTGGATCGCCGATGGGGTAGGCGGTCATCAGGTCAGGTAGGTAGTTACCGGCGAATGGCCGAGCCGGCACATGCGGCAGATCTTTAACCGCTGCCTCGCATGAGGCCTCAATGAGGGCCTGTAATGCTTCCGTGTCAGTATTCGTCTTCACCCAGGAAAGTAATGGTTCCGCCTCGCCGCGCCGCATGAGCTGCGACGTTCCCCTGATCTTCAGGAACGCCGGCAGCTTCGACTCGATATGCATCTCCGGGATGTGACCGCGCAGAGCCAGTTTCGCCTTGCGCCGCTCAATGCTGCGCACGTTCATCTCGAAGTGCCTGGCTGTTTCCGCCACGCTCATGGTGCTCAGCGCCTCGATGATCTGCTCGTCCGTGACTTTGCGATCGGCCATTACTTAGCTCCCGAGAGTGCTTCAGCCTTCAGGGCGGCATAGGCCACACAATCTTCAGCGGAGTCGGCGTGGTACTCAGGGTTCTGCCATTGGCGCACGTCCTTCAGGATCTGCAGGAGCAACCAGCCCTCTGCCTCACTGATCAATTGGCCTGTTATGGTGTTGAAGGCAGACACAGCAGCCCCCATGCTGCGCTCACCTTCCGGCTTGTCGTACTGCTCACCACGCTCCAGCATGAGCGTTTGGGCCTTTCCGAGAAAATCGTGCGCTTTCATGCTGCTTTCCCCTGTGTCGATTCAAAATGGTCGATGCATGCCGCCTTGGCCTTGGCCAGATCCTTCCCCGAGTGCAGGATTTTCCCGGCAGGCGCCCGAGCCACGTAGGCCGAGCCGTCCTGCATTGCGTATTTGCTCAGCAGATAGCCCTCTTCGCTCGACATGCAGTGCTTGCTGATGGCTTTCCAGTTCATGGCCGAATCCCCCGCGCGATCCGATCCCGGCGCAGCAAGTGACGAATCCCCTCCAGCAGACCGACGCCGAGCAACAAGATGAAGCCTGAATAGAGATGGATGATCATGCTGCTCTCCTGAGTTCACGGGTTTTGGCGCGGTATTCGGAGGTGATGGCCTTGAGGTCTTCGATGGTGTAGCGCTGGGCCTCATGAGGACCTTCCAACCATTCAACGAGCTCGGCGCCGATCCGCTTCACAAGCTCAATGCGGTAATTCACGATGTCGCCGGACTTGTGGTTGTTGCAGGGCGCACACTGCTTGTGGCAGTTGAGCGGTTCGAAGCGAAGCGCTGGGTTTGCGCCTACGGTGCGGTAGTGCCCGGCGTGATATTGGCCTTCATGGAAGCGCCCGCAGCTCACACACGGCAGCGCAGCGTCTCGCAGGCGTATCCAGGCATTGAATGCCTGTTGTGCTTTCTCGGTGTGGTAGCTCCGATTCCTCAACCGGCTCGATTCCCTGGCGGCGAGCAGCTCCTGACGCCCGAGATGAGCGAGTGCTGTTCGTGCCCTCTCGGCGTTCACGTCCTTGGTCGCCAGGCCACAGGCTGGGCTGCACACCTTCTGACCGAGGCGCTGGGGTACGAATGAGGCCCTGCACGTTTCGTTGGCGCAGGTCTTGGGCTTGCGCGGCTTTGGCTCGATGCTCATGCCGCCTCCCCCATGTTGCAGCGCATCTTCATGTACTCGCTGTCTTCGGGATGCGGGAGGTAGATCCCGTGCTCGGATGCCCAGACGTCGATGCAGGTCATGAAGGCCTGCATATCTCCCTTCGCAAGGTCGCTGGTGTGGCGCAGCTCGTAACGCTCTGTTACCTCGCCGGTTTTCAGATTGATGTCGCGCACAACCTCCTCGCCAAGGAAGGTCAGCTTCAGATTTCTCTTCATGTTTTCCATGTTCATCGCGGCGCCGGTGGCAAAGGTGGTCTTGCCCATCGACACGAAGAACTGAGCAGCGCACTCGCACCACTTGTGGAACAAGGCATTCTGCGGAAGGCTCCGGCCTGCACCGGTAATCGCCACATTGCAGGGGAAGCCCCTCTTACGGATGGCAGCCTGGAGCAGCGACAGCTCGTCGATTGAGTTGAGGCGAAGTTTGTCAGCCACGTTTCACCCCCGACACTTTCAGCGCAACCCGCTCAGCACAACCCACGCACAGCTGCACCCCCGGAATAGCCAGACGACGGCCTTCCGGGATGTCTTCGCCGCACTCGCATTCAGTGGCGCTGATGCCGGTGTATACGGTGCGCGTGGCGATGCGGTGAGCCATGTCCGCCTCAATGCGGTCTTGGGCGATATCGATTTCATCGGCCATTGGAAAGCTCCTGATCCTTGTTCTTGCCGAATTTTGCGAGCAGCAGTGCACGAGCTGACTTGCCGTCGGCCGGGATGCCTTGCTGAAGGATTCGTGCCTGGGTTTGTTGGTCGGCCAGCTCATTGGCCAGTTCAAACGCGGTCTTCTGGCTGTCGTGTCCGATGCCAGTCAGGATCTTGCCGTCGAGTGGCTGACCAGCCTGGGCGCGGCGCAAAACGATCTCGTAATTGCGGTAAAATCGCTCATTCAGCCCTTTGTCGCTCTGTTTGGCTGCGCGCAGATCGAAGATTCCGGTGGACTGAGCTGCAAGACGCACTGCCTCATGGCTATACACCCCCATCAAGGCCTCGACCCACGCAGCCGCGGCAGTAGGCATGCCGAAACGCTCAGGTCCTGGTGTGCACCAGCCAATGAACTGCCCAATGCTTGGCGCGAATGGCGATCCACTACGACGGCACTCCTCGATCCCGTAGCGAACCTGATCCAGGTCGTTGATACCTGCGTCGATGAAACCCTTCGTCCAGCTGCGCTGGGCCGATTCAAGAGCCTTTTTATCGGGCCATGCCTGTTTCCATGCCGGGAAAATCGCCTGCAGCTGGCGGAAGATCTTTTCGACGATGGTGCCGGTCTGGTCGTCAACGACTCCAAGCGGCAGAGCGACTGGCATTTGTGGGCTGTTGGTGCGCAGTGCACGTGCCGCGCCCGGCACGACCTGATTGACCGGCTTCATAGGTCATCGCTCGTATCGCGGCGCCAGTCGGTGGCGTAGAAATCAGGGCCGCTCGACGAGCCGGACTGCCTGCTTTCCTCGGCCAGGCGTTTGGCTACCCACTCCATGCGGAACCCCTGCCAGCCTTGCAGAACAGCCTGTTTCATAGCGATGTCGGCAGAGATTCCGGCTTCAACGCAGCGGTCAAGTTCGGCATTGAGCGAGTCCCACACGGTCTGGCTCATAGCTGCGCGCTTGCCCTTGCGGACTTTTAGCCAGTCAACGATCAGCTGCTCGGTGAGCAAGTGTGGGTTGTTGGCGAGCATTTGCGTTTTGCCGAAATCAGTGGCGCTTTCCTCTTTCGGCTTGCGAGGTGCACGACTCGGCTTTACAGGGGGGGGATTAATCTCTTCCGAAGGAAGAGTTAATAGGGGTTCTTTCTTTGTATAAAGAAGGCAAGTTGCTGTTTTGGTCTCACTCACATCATTTCTCAGTGAGACGATTTGTGCTGAGTGAGACGATTTGGTCTCAGTGAGACACTCTGGCTTTTCCTCGTAGTAAGACCACTCCGACACCGGTGCAATACCGATATCGCCGCGGCTTCCGCCCACCCTGTAAATGATCCGGCGCTCAAGCAGATGACTGATCGACTTGGAGGTAACGTCGCGGCGCATGTTGGTGAGTTTGCCGATCTCGTCGGCGGTGAGACGTTTGGTGTCCAGTTGGAAGCCTATGGTCTGACGAGCAATGGCCATCAGAACGCGCAGGTCACGCGCAGGCAGGTCAACCGTAGCCAAAGACTCCATCAGCTTGTTGTCCATCCGGGTGAACCCCCTGGACTTGTCAATGTGAACGATGTTTGTCATAGTTGCCTCGCAAATTGCTTCAACGAATCAGCCACCATGCCCGGTGGCTTTTTTGTGCCTTCCATTCGAGGGCTCTTCAGCCCCTCCAGAGGCCCTCAATGAGGGACTCTTTCAAGAGGGTCTCTGCCTACCCTTCTGAGGCCCTCTCTGAGGCCCTCTTTTTTACAAGTTGCAGAACTTTCGCCTTGCTCCTGCCAACGGCAGAAGTCGCACCACTCGCTACACCAACAATTCCGAGTTCGTTCAGGGCCTTTTCCAGGCTCCAGCCGTTCACTCGCATCAGCAGATCAATCTTTCGGTTGGCCTCTGCTGACAGTCGCGTTCTTTCAAAAAGCATTCGGCCCTCCAGAGGGGCTTCAGCCCGCGATATCTTGTTCTTGGTCCTGCATCAGCTCTTCAATGGCACCGTTGGCGACAGCCCACTCGATGACCTCGTAGAGGTACGTCGCGTGCTGACGTCTGGATTTATTGGCGGCCTTGCGCAGGATTCGATCCAGCACCGGCTCGAAGCGAACCTTCACTGGGATGTCCCGTTTCTGGTTTGGGTCCTGGTACATGCTGGTTTTTCCTATGTGGCTGATGAGGTGGTTAAGCGGCTTGGTTGTCAGAGCGTTTGGCGGCCCGCTCACGCTTGCTCAGCAGGCTCTCGATGGCCTTGCCGATCTTGTAGCTGACCATCGAGCCGTTCACGGCGCGGGAAATCGTCGGCTGCGTGGTTCCGCAAAATTCAGCTACTTCTGTCTGCGACAGCCCGAGCTGGAAAAGGCGATTCAACATCTCTTGAACTGTCATGACTGGAATCCTATGAGTCTTCGCATGACAAATCATACGAATATGTATGACTGGATGCAATAGAATTCGCATAATGCGTCTACGTATATTTGGTGAATGATGGATATTGCTGGGCGCCTTCGCGCAAAGATGACTGAGCTGGAGTTAAGCGAGAGCGAGCTGTCTAGGCGCTCTGGCGTTCCACAGCCGACGATTAATCGAATCCTGTCGGGCGAGAGCAGCAGCCCACGAAAGAACACCGTTGAGCCAATATCCAGGGCGCTCAAGGTCGCGCCGGATTGGCTACTGTTCGGCGGTGATGAATCCAGAAGCCACCACTCACCGAGCGAAAGGGATTACGCTTTGATACCTCAATTTAAGGCGCACGGGTCTTGCGGCGACGGATACCTGAATGACCATGTCGAGGTTACAGAAGGCCTGGTCTTCAAGCGGGATTGGCTCGCGCGCATGAAATCCAAGCCTGAAAACCTTCACGTCATCTATGCTGAGGGCGACAGCATGGAGCCCTATGTGTTTGAGGGTGACGTGGTTCTGTTTGACAGCTCGAAAGTGGAGCCTAAAGACCGGCAAGCCTATGTTGTGCGGCGTCCGGACGGCGGGATTAGCATTAAGAGGTTGATTCAACAGATCACTGGAAGTTGGCTGATCAGAAGTGACAATACTGACAAGTCCAAGTACCCGGACGAACAGGTCTCAGAAGATGCGCTACACGAAGTACCGATCCTCGGGCGTGTTATTTGGCGTGGTGGTGAGATGTAATTTTTCTTTCTCATGGAGGCGATGTGAATAAATTCAGGTTACTGATTGCCGCGCCAATGCTCCTTGCTTCATTTAATGCCATCGCTATCACGGGCACGCAACTGCACGGCACCGGGCGCGCCTTCAATGGTAATGGCGCCTCCTTCGACGGTGGCTTCTTCAAGGGATACGTATCATCCCTGGCAGAGGTTTTTTTCGAAACAGAATATTGCCCTCCAGAAAACTTCACCGATAGCCAGGCAGCAGCCATAGTCTGGAAGTGGCTGAAGGCAAACCCCGAGCGCTGGGCCGAGCCCGCATCCAATTTGGTGCTGGCATCTCTGAAAACAGCATTCCCATGTAAGAAGTAGACACCAGCAGTTTCATGAATCGTCGGCCCGCCACTGAGCGGGCTTTTTTATGCCCGCTCAAAATATTATGCAAAAACGTATTGACGACACCTATGAGCATTCGTATAGTTTGTTCAACGCCACAGAACAACGAGGCGCCAGGGCCTGAAAAGGTTCGCCACAAGTCGGATACGCCGTCTAGCCAGGTGACCAGCGAAATGGTCATCCCCGCCCCGCGGGTCAGGCCTTAGAAATTGCCTGGTAACAAACGGGGAGAGAAACGGGAAGTAAGTTCTTTGACATAGAGATTCAAGCCGGTGACTGCCGCCAGTAGCGGGTCACGGAGAAAAGATTTCACTGGCTGGCCTTGGGGACAGGGCCAGACGGGAAATCAACCGAGGGTCACAACATGAAAGCTCACTACTTCGCCAGCAAAAATAAAAAGGTCGTAATCCTCAGCTCCGGCTTTGAGCCGGTCGGCACTGAGGTGGCCGTTAGCGGGAAGGCTGAGGCGCGCAAGATTGCAAAGCAGAACGGTGCCGAGCCACACAACTTCTGATCAGCAAGTATCGCTTCTGCGCATTCACCGAGTGCGCAGCGGGATGCGGATGAGTCCACACCGCGCAACGCGGCCCCCTGCATCACCTCACCGCTAACGCAACACCCAGTCGCTGCCTCCAGTAGAGAGCGACCGGATATCAGATGGCTTCCTGCTGTTTCAGGCTGGCCATCTGGCTTTACAAATGCCTCTCAAGCCCCGGGAGGCATTCGAAAGCCACGAACAACCCCGACAAGGACACCAACATGACGAATCAACTGACCACCCTCACCTGCGGCGAATCAACGATCAGCAGCCCGGACAAGGCGCTGGTTCTTCAGTTTGCGAACTTCGTGCTCGGCGCCAACCAAGTGAAGGCACCTGCGGCGAACGCGGGCATCCCTGCGATCGGCTCTTACTGGGAAGGCCAAGGCGGTGTGAATGCCGGAGTGATGCGCGGCGTGGACGGCCAGTCTGATTACTACCTGATCGTGGCTACTGAGGACCTCGGAAAATTCGAGTGGGGCAGCTACGGGACTGAGGTGAAAGGCGCTGGTAGCGCTTCTGATGGCGCTGCAAACACTCGCGCACTGATCGAAGACGAAGATCACCCGGCCGCCACGGCCTGCGCTGAGTACGAGGCTGACGGTCACGCCGACTTCTACCTGCCAGCCCGGCGAGAGCTGCAACTGGCCGAGGCGAATGTGTCTGAGTTGTTTGCGAAGGAATGGCACTGGAGCAGCACGCAGCGCTCCGCCTACTTCGCGTTCTTCATGGTCTTCGATGGTGGCAATCAGGGCAACTTCGGCAAGCTCAGCGAGCGCCGCGTCCGCCCCGTCCGCAGATTGCCTATTTGATTATTCGTTTATTGCTTTTGATCTCCGTGCACGTCAGCCGGACGAAAAACGGCCCGATTTCTCCATGGTGATGGAGAGTGTATCGGGGTGGACGTTGTGACAATGCCAGCGCCGTGATTGCAAAGCGGAGTGCTTCAGCGTCCACCCCAATGCAGGTACAGCTGCAAGCGCATCTATGAAGGCGCATTGACCCTGTACGACCAGCCGGAGGATTTGCAGCCATGTAACAGATAGCCACGATCCGACGCCTCATGCGTCCGCTCGTTATGTAGGGAAGGTAAAGCCCGGTCAGTGATCGGGCTTTTTATTGGGCGATTGGAGGTGAGTGTGATGGGCCAGGAACGTAAACCATATCCACGCACGGCGGACAACGCCGACAAGATGAACCTGCCAGAAGGCAAGACCTGCGGCGACTGTGTGTACGCCAAGCGCTGCATCGCGATGTTCGGCCATATCGCCGAAGACGAGTCTTGCGACTGGGCACCTTCACGGTTCCGCGAGGCGGTTCAGCAGGCTGCGCCATGAACGACAAGATGCGTGAAGAGTTTGACGCATGGTGGCTTCACGGTGTGTACCCGCTGCGCCGAATGGATCGATTTGAGGATGCTGGCGTTTCTGAAGAGCTCGCACAAGAAATCTGGCAAGCCTCCCGCGAATCACTGGTGATTAAGTTGCCTGCCATTCGAGCCGAAGACTACTGCCCGCTGAGCAATGTTGCTTACCGTGAAGAATGCCGCGAAACCATTGAATCCGCAGGCCTGAAGGTGCAGCCATGAAACGCACAACCCCTGTCCCACGCAAGCCCCGCCCCGACGTCCACGACTGCGCAAAAGGTCGTATGCATGACCCAGTCGCCAAGAAGGTCGTTGTCACTATGCCGGGCGGGTATATCGCCTGATTGGAGATTGAGATGGCCCGCACTTACGAATACTGGATGGTCAAGGACGGCGAAGATCACGTCATCAACCTGTCCGTAGTTTCTTTCTCTGGATCACGCGGGACATTCAGCCAGGCCGCATCCGACCCCGACGAGTATTACGGCGGCGTCGAAATCGAGTGGAAGGCAGAAGAAGACACCAGTCACATGACCGAATCAGAAATCGAGTCGATGGAGGAGTGGCTCGTCAATGAGCACTCCGAGTATCTGGCCGATCAAGACTACTACGACTGACCCCGCAACTCTGGAGGCGACATGAACGAAGTAGCGATTGCCCAACGTAGAACGATTGCTCAACGTAAATTCGATGAGCGCCTACCGCCTCCAGTGAGCGAGAGCCCGCAGGAGATTGCGCGGGCCGAGTGGTTGTACAACGCCGCCGAGCAACTGGTGGTGTTCAGTTGCGGCATTTCCTTCCGGCGTCGGATGTGCAAGGTGCAGGGCGTTTCGATGCGCCAGTTCCAGGCAGCCGTAGATGAACATGTGAACAGCCGCCTTGCAGACTGCGAGGTCGGCACTCCAGCTCTTGGGGCGCTTGTGATCGCAGCAACACAAGGCGGCTCGTGCTCCGTCTCCGCAAAAGAACTTCTGGGCAGCAGCGACCACCCGCTGGGCAAGCTGGGCGAAATCGCCGAGTCCTTGCTTGAGCCGCTGGCCGACGACGCACTCAAGGCTCAGGCCGAGGATGACGAGCTATGACCTTCAGTCCGCACATTGCGATCGACGAAGACCTCGACGAAATCTGCCACGCCTCCTGCCCTCCCCTCTACGAAGTTCTGGTTCAGCGCAACATCACCGGCTTCTTCACTGCCGAGAAAATCACGGCCGAAGAGTTTCACCACTACTGCAAACGGCTGAACAGCGCTCTCGCGCAGCGGCCCGGGAGTGCAGGATGACCACGCCAATAGTCACAACGCTGATAGACGAACAAGTTGAAGAATTGGAGGGCGTTTTAAAGCGCCCGCGCAATACCCTGATCTGCGAACTTGAATCCCCTGTCAAAGGCAATTGGCCGCTTCATGCCCGCGATAACTCAGCCTTCATGGAAGGTGACTGGGCTATCGACCCGCGCGGCCGATGGGTAGAGGTGTAGCCATGAAATCTCGACTCGGAACCCGCGTCTACACCTTCCAGGAACTGATGAACCGCATCGACATGGAATACTGGCTCGTCCATCACCACGGACGCGAGCAGTACACCTTCGTGCCGATCCAGTACAAGGGGAAATGAGATGAAGCCACTCTTCTGGATTCTCGCCTTCGGCCTGACCGTGGTCATGCTTCAGTACAGCCTGTTCAAGGAGAACGGCGAGCCTCGCAGCCTTCCTGCTCCAATCGCAACAATTACCCAATAACTCGAACTCATACGCCGCCTGCATGGCGGGGAGAACAATCGTGTCCAACGAATCGAAAACCCATTTCAGAAAGGCGTTCGACTCGCCCTACCTGAGCAGCGCCGATATCGTCGAGCCGACGATCCTCACCATCAACCGCGTCTCGCTGGAGCCGGACAAGACCAAGAAGACGAAGGACGTCTTCAACACCGCGCACTTCGCCGAACGTGAACTGCGTCCGGGCGAGAAGCTGAAGCCGATGATCCTCAACGCGACCAACAGCAAGACCATGCGCTCGCTGACGGGATCGCCGTACATTGAGGACTGGGTGGGCTTCAAGGTGACCGTCTACGTTGACAGCAACGTGAAGTTCGGCAAGGAGACCATGGAAGGCTTGCGGATCAGCCCGAAAGCACCGGTCATTGCCTGGCTGACTCCAGAGAACCAGAAGGGCTGGAACAACGCCAAGGCCGCGTATAAGCGCGACGGCAACCTCGACGCCGTACTGGCCCGCGTATCCA